CCCCGCTCGCCGCTGCGATGTTCACTGGGCCGTCGCTGCTGATGTCGACATTTCCGATTCCAGCGATGTCTACATACCCGCCAGAACTAAGAGCGATCACGCCGTTGGCATTTGCCGCGCTCAGGTTTATGTTGTAGTTGTTAGTTGATGCGTTGCTCTCCATCGTGATCTTCGGATCAAGTTCGGTTTGCGGATATACCTCAAAGATGAGGTTGTCGTTCTCAATAATCCACGGCTGACCGCTTGGGTTTTGCAGAGCCGGGAAAGCGATCGAGCCTTCTGATCTAGCGACGCGCACCTCACCGATGACGACGGTGACGTCTCCGACGGGTGCCGTTGCTGGCACGTCCACTTTTAGGGAGACAAGGATGTACGCAGCCTTGGCATCTGGAACGATCCAGTTCGTGAAGAGCGACTTTGACGCGAGCGTTGATGCTGTCTCGTTGGCGGTTGCAGTCACAGTCAGCGCGGCATAGTCCTTGTCAACTGCCGTCGCGGTGAGCGTGATCCGCACGCGCGCCTTGTCGCCAGCGCCGCCAGTTGTGGTGACTGAGTACACCTCAGGATGGTATGCAGAGCTGCGGTTGGCGTTGCCAGCAATCGGCACATAGCGGGTAAAGGTGTAGGCGGAGTTCGTTGCAGCACCTGCTGCGACCGTAAACGTGAGCGCAGACTGACTAGCTGTGACTGCTGACGTAGTGATGGCGGCGCTGACGGTTGGCGCTGTTCCAGTCTGTACACCAGTCCAGTACGGCAGAGCGTTGTCTTCGCTGATCACTCCTTCAGCGTCTGATGGAGCAATGGCGAAGTCACCGTTGGCGACGTTGGACTGAATCTCTCTAAGGGCAGCCGGCCCAAACAGCAGAGCGTCTTCGCCGTCGCTGTCGCCGTTAATAAGCACGGCGCTATCCTGTGAGATCACGCTACCGCCTGAGTTGGCGAGCTGCTGCTGATCCGATCCGAACTTCTCAACCATTCATCACCCCTGTAGGAACTTCTTGAGCGGGCTGCTTGGTACGCGCTCACATGTGATCTCGTACTGACGGATCATAGAGCCCGGCTCAAACGACATGGTGAGAGACTCGATGCGGAACAGCCCGTTGAGGTCAAGTGCTGGCGTTGCCACGATGCTGACGTACTGCCCAGCCTCCCATCCATCCTGCAGCACGAAGCTGCTGGGCGCCGTCTGGCGATATCCCTTCACGAAGCCGTACGGGTTGTTGGTCGGATCAGCTCCGCGCACGCTGAACGAGATGCTGCGCTGAGGCGCCGCGCGGTTTGGATAGGTGTCAGTCCCAAAGTATCGCTTCGCGTAGTTGGTGATCGCCGTGCTCCAGTACGTCGGCTTGGCTGCTTTGTTTGGCTGGGGAGTCACGCCGATGATCGTCTCTGGGCGTGGCCCGTTTCGCGTTGTCATGCCTGCGCCGTCTGGTGCCGCCTGATCGTAGACGCGCCCATACGGATCATCAACCGTATATGCACCACCGCTGATCTGGGAATCCCAGTCGCTGGCGTTTGTGTTGAACGTGAATCGCGCCTTTTTCACGATGACGTCATGATCGAGCGTGAGGCTGAGGTTGCGTGCCTGCAGCGTCGCAGCCGCTGAGCTGGAGCCGAACGGGTCATACGTTGCAGTGGTGACGATCTTAAACGGCGCCGTGGCATATGTCGGGATCGCGGTGCCAAGTCGAGCGTAGTTGATGCGCCCGCTGGGCGCCACCCAGTAGCGGCGCTGCTCACCATCTACCGCTTCGGCCTGCTCTTTGATCGTATCTAGTGCTGAGCGCAGCGTCCCCGGAACCATCTTCTGCTGCCCGATAGTGACCGCCGTGCCCGTGTATGCGGGCGTGGTGTTCGTGCTGACGATCAGGCGGTTGGCTGTGCGCCCGCTGGTGCCAGTGCTGAACGCCATAGCGGCATCAGCCTTGGATACTAGCGCGGTGATGCATGCCTGATCAGTGCTGCTACTTGTTCCGATGACATAGTTGCTCGTATAGTCTGGACGCGTGCCCGTCGTCTGCCGTCCTTTGTAGACGATGATCTTGTCTAGGAACGTAGACGCCGCTGCAGCTGTCACGCTGGCGCGTGTGCCCAGTCCGTTCTCTGCGAGCTCGACGGTGATGCTGGTGATGTATCCCAAGAAGGTGGTAGTGCCGCTAACCTGAAAGCGCACGCGCGCGTTGTCATAGACGCCGCCTGAGCTAGTGCGCCACCATGGCCCGCCACCGGGAGTCTTGACCTGTACCACGTCAAACTGCAGCGCGCCTCCCTCACCAGTCGCATCCTGCGTAAGACTGACGCTCTCAGGATCTACCCATGGCGTAGTGGGGCTGGCGGTACTGTAGTCATCCAAGATATTGGCGTCACCGTTCACGCCGTCCACGATGATGGCAAACGGATGCGTCGCCACGGCTTAGCGCGCTGGGCTGGTGGTGGTGATGATGCGCCCGAGCGAATCCTTCACCACGCCGTCGACTGCTTTCCCGCCGATGTTGATGCTGTACTTCGCCTGCATAGGATTCATCGAGACGCCTGTGCCAGCGTTAGCTGCCGGGGTCAAGCCGATCGCCCCGCCCACGGCGCCTGCAACGTTGCCGATGATGCCTGCGATCGTCTTGATCACCCAGCCGATAGGCGAGTCCATGATTGCCTTGCTCACGTTGATGACGGCGCCGATCGCCTCACCAATAAAGCCCACTAGGTTGGCGACGATCTTGCCAGCGAAGGCGAGCACGTTGCCGATCGCCTGCACGCCGACGGCGAGCGGCCCCTTCCCGTCGCCCCAGATGATGCCGATGAACTCGGCGATCTTGGCGCCTGTCTTGCCGACGGCGTCAAAGATCTGCCCGAAGACGGGGATGAGCATGTTGATGATTGGCCCGACTACTTTCATGACGGAGTCGATCACGCCGCCGGGCGCGGTCAGTTTTCCGATGAACCCGCCGACGGCTGGCACCAGCGTCTTCATGATGAAGTCGCCGACTGTCTTGAGCACGGGCTTCAGGTTCTCCAGTCCCTTCGCGACTGCTGGTAGTACAGTGTCACTCAGTAGGCTGAGCCCATCGCTGGCGATAGGTAGGAACGCCGCGCCGAAGTTCTCCATGATGTTGCCGATCTTGATCTGCGCCTTGGTGAACTTACCGCTGACGGTATTCGATGCAGCCTCAGCAGTACCGCCATACTTTTTTGTCACGGCGTTCAGCGCATCCATTCCCTTGGCGCCCTTTTTGACCTCTACGCCCAGCCCCTTGAGCCCCTTGGTGTTGCCTTGGTATGCCTTGCCGACGAGTGAGGTCGCCTCTTCTAGGCTGATGTTTTTCGCAGCTGCGACGTCTGCTGCGACGTTCTGGATCTTGATCGCGTCGTTGAAATTTTTGGTGAACGCCGTCGCGGTGATGAGGCTCTCACGTACCTGATCGTCTGCGAACGCTAGGTTCTCCAGCTTGGCCGTCTGTGTTTCGACTGCTGCACTGTTGGCATCTGTGAGCATGCCGCGCTGCTTGAGTACGCCATTGAGCCGAGCAACCTGCTTCTCTTCATCAGCTGCTGCCTTAGTGGCTGCGACCGTGAATCCGGCGACGGCTGCTGCGATACCAACTGCGCCTAGTGCTGCAGTTTGCAGCCCTGCGCCGACTGACATGCCGACCTTCTTGAGCCCGCCCAAACCCTTCCCGATTTTGCGCAGGGTAGGCGTCGCCTGATCAACTGCCTTAACGACTAGGTTCATGAGCCCCTTGTTCATGCTCAGCCCTTTCTCCCCTTGTACGGGATCGTCTTATCTAGGAACGCCTGCACTGTGTTGTTCAGTGCAGAGATCGCGCGTGCCTGACTGCTAGGATCAGTCACCGCCTGCTTGATGAAGTCACGCCCGCGGATAGGTTTCACCTGCACTCTACCGCGTGCCTTTGTGTTTCTCGTTCCAGATGTGCCACTGACCACGAACCAGCGATACCATGCGCCGTTCTGATCGCCGCGGCTACTGCCTGCCCTGACGCCGACAACGGATGCCGGTCGATCCTGCCGTGCCTTGCGGGCGGCGACGGCTTTCTTGAGCCGTCCAGTGCGAGACGGTGCCTTGGCTTTGACTGGCTTGACCAGCGTACGCGCTGCGTTAAGCGTGGCGAGCTGCAGCATCGCGCTGAACTTGCGGGGGTTGCTCGCCTCTAGGAATCCGAGACGCAGCTCATCCGTCGCTTTCAACGACTGAGGCGTGACGAAGATCCTGACCTTCTCGTTGCCTTTAGCGGCCACGTTTCACTTCCTTGGGCTGCATCTCAGCGTGGATCGCCCACGCCCTGATGACGTAGTGTAGCGGCGCCTCTTCGACTTCCCACGGGAACTTGCCGAACTCTTTCGCCAAGATGTGGAAGATGATCTCTGGCGGTGGCTTGACTGACTGCCCGAGACTCAGCTGACGGGCGGCAAGCCTTACGCTTTTGGGAGTTCAGCCGCCTCCGTGATGAACTTAGTCGCAGCCGCTTCCAGTGCTTGGATCGGAGCATCTAGTGGATCGCTCGTTGGCTTGCCGTCCAGATCGCTCCAGCCCTCTACGCTGAGGATCATCTTGGTGTACGCCTGAAGACGTGTGCCGATCGAGTCGCTCTCTAGGTCAATCAGCACGCGCGCACTGATGCGCGAGAGCGGTCGGAAGATTGCGCTCCATCCGGTGAAGTCGCCGTCTAGGTGCACGATTACTGGATCCGTTGCGGTGCCTGCCATGTGCCCCTCCTCCCCGCTATGTGCGGGCTACTTTATGGACGCGCCGAGAGTGGTGAATCCACCCAGCAGAGAATCGAGTTCGTGCCGTTGCTGGCGAGCTGCAGCGTCACCGTGTTCAGGATCAGGCCATCAGACTCGGAGCCAATCACGGTGACGTTCTCGACGACGCCGCAGATGTTGGCAGTGAAGCCGTAGCCGTTTGCATCCAGTCCCTGAACCTGCACGAACTTAGTGGTGCCGATGTCGCCGACTGGGAACGATGACGTAGCGTTGGAGTTGGATGCAATCGTCAGCTCAAGCGTGCCGTCAAGCGCGCCCGTGTAGGCGACGCCGCCAGCGTTGACGTTCGTGGTGGAGCCGTTTAGTACCTGCAGCGGAGCAGCACCGGGCATGATCGTCAGGTTCCAGTTCGTGATGAAGCTGGAGTATGCGGTGCCCGTGCCCGTCTTCGCGGTGATCATGGAGCCGTGCGTCTTCAGCCCGAAGAGTCGACCCGGGATGAAGTACTGCTGCGCGAAGGCTGCGGTGCTGACGTCGCTGGTGCTGGTCAGTGCGCGCCCTGCCCATGTGGTGCCCATCTGGAGAAGCCCAGACTGGTCGGCGCTGAGGCTAATCTCGGTTGGTACGCATCCATCTACAACGAAACTCTGCACGCCGTCAGTGACGAAGAGCGAGTACGTCTTGATCGTATCCACGTCCGTCTGGCTCGGAGCGTATGCCCACGTATACGGGCCAGCGCCCGACGGGGTGATGGTGGCGAGTGAGTCAAAGATGATTGGCAGCGTGCGGAGTGACGCAGGCGCTTCGCCGAAGGTGACCACTGGAGCCTTGGCGGTGATCGTCGCTGATGCCGCTACGCGGCGCGGGCGGATACCAACGCTCTTATCGTCTGCAAGGTCGACAGTCACGCCGGGGTCAACGATTCCCACGATATCCGTGTGGAGTAGCTGACCGTTGGCATCGTTGAAAGTCGCAGGCGTGCCATAGCCGCTCTCGCTCTTGACGACGACCTTCGTGAACGACTTAGCGCCTAGCGTTGGCATGTCTTACTCCTTGTCTACAGTTGGCGCCGCTTTGGCGGCGGGTTTATTCTGAACGATCTCGACGAGCCCGCTGGCTGCCAGCGATGTGGCAACTGCGGCATCCATCTCCACCACGTCGTCAGACGCTGGGAGATACGGATTGCCCTCAGCACGGGGCTGGACGACTTTGACTCTCAACGTATCAGGCACTGACATTGACTCCCTCTAGGATGCTGACCTGCAGCTCTGCAGTGATGGTTAGATACGTCGACTCAGCCCACGTATCTGTGCCGATTGTAGTTGACGATACGATGGCCTGAGCCACGCCCGCCGTGTTCAGCTGAACCTGCCCGTCAAAGACGCTGCGCAGCCACGTGCGCCACGTCAGCAGGTCGGCGTACTTCCTAGCCATGTCAGCCTGATCCTGCGTATAGATGACCACGGTGACCGTGAGCACGGTAGTGCGGCTACCACCCGTGCCATAGCTGATGGTATCTCCGCCCGGAATGCAGACTGCTGCAGGTACCACGGCGAGATTGTCTGGCGGCGTAGCGTGCGCAGCTCGGAGCGCGTAGCCTGCCGGAGGAGTGGCAGCTGCTAGACGTGCGGCGACGGCGGTGTGAATCGTGAGGTCGTTCATCAGATCGCGATGCCGCCGCGGAGGCGGTAGGCGTCTAGCAGTGCTCGAGCCTCAGGATGCAGGGCTGCGCTCATGCGGATAACGCCGCCAAGCGCCTCACCACCAACCGCCCCAAACGGCGCGGTGCGTGAGGCGAAGATGGCGCCAGCTTGAATCAGGGAAGCCTGCTTGACCGCGGCTGGAACGCTGGGCCAACCGAAGGTGCCGGTCACCTTCACCTCTAGGTATCCAGTTGGGAAGTTCAGCACGGCGTTGCTGAACGGGCTGGTGTCGATCTCAGTGTACGGGCGGGAGTTGAGCGCGGCGTTGCGCGGTGCCAGCACGTAGTCGTTGGCACTCCACGTCTGCGTGTAGTTCCCAGTTCCGTCAATGTCTGTCGCCAGAGCAGTGACGGTCACGATCGGATCAGTCAGTACGAAGTCATACCGCTCAGCCGTGTAGTAGCGCGTCTGGCTGGAGGTCACGCCGAAGCCGACCTTGGTGTCTACGTAGTTGTTGATCAGCTGATCAGCAGCATCTAGACATGACTGCAGCGGGGCGTCATCCGTGGAGTCAGTGATGGCGAGACTGCTCTTCAGTTCTGCAAGTGTGGCGTAGCTCATCAGGCGTTCTCCAAGATCATGTACGTCAGCGTCTCAGTGGTGGCGGTGACTGCCCAGAGTTCATCCCCCGGACGTAGGCGCAGCTCGATATAGGCGGCGTCTTTGTCAATGAGCAGCCCCGTGCTGGTGGTGACTGCTGAGGTGCCGACGTAGACGTCAGCGTTGCCGACGATGTGCAGCATCAGGCGGCATCCGTCAGCGTCTGGCGTCACGATCTTTGTAGCCGTTGAAGTCACGGCGATCTGCCCAGTAGTCACTGCCATTAGTTTCTCCCCTTGCGTGGCTTGGAGGTTGTCGGGGTGAGTGTAGCGCGCTCAGGCTGCTGCTCCAGCGTTGCACGTTCCTGCACCTGTGGAGCGAAGGCTGGGATGGCGTAGCCGCGGCTGATCAGGCTGATCGCCTGATCCATAGAGACGTCGATCACGTCGCCCACTGAGGGCCATGGCTGACCGTCATGCATCCCGTGTATCTGGTAGGTGAGTCTGATCTTCATCACGCCTCCACTAAATGGTGACGGGGAGCCGAGCCGAAGCCCGACTCCCCGCCAGCCAGCGTCATCCCTACGGATTAGACGTTGGCACCCTTGAACGTCTTGACGGCGTTCGTGTCGATGAGGCCCGTCGCGCCGCGGAGGATACCGCGGTACGTGATCAACCCAGCGTTGAACGCATAGGAACGATCTGCCTCAATCGCTGGCGCACCAGCGATGGCGGTGTAAACCGCTGAAAGGTCACCGAACGCGATGCTCAACGCTTCGTCGCCGTTGTCAGCCAGAGCGGCTGAGTAGACTGGGAAGCCGAGAATCGTGTCTGGGCGAGTCTGATCGCCCGGTACGAAGATCGGGCGGCTCGCGCCGTCGACGAGTCCCATGACCAACCCAAGCGTGGTGTCGTTCATGAGGAACCCGCGCTTAGCAGCACGTCGGTATTGCTGCTTCACCGAGTAAATGAGGCTTACTAGGTTCGCGTACGTTGGGTTCACTGCTGCACCCTGAACGCCAACCGTC